GATGCCATATCTACAGCACCGTCTATATCTACAACATCTAAGTTGGTAGTTCCATCAACGTCTATGTCTCCAGAAATATCTAGGCTTCCACCCGTCAACTTACCAACCTGCAAGTCAGCATAGCTGTTAATTGTGACATTTCCTGCGGTCGTTCCGTCTTCTGTATTACAGGCTATTGCGGCAAACTCGTCCGCAGACTCGTCCCATATAAATCCCTTGTTTGCAGTGTTACTAGCAGAGCCGTTGCCTCGCGTAACAATAAACCCTTCATCAAATGCAGTACCTGTGTACCCCTCACCAAACTTTACTAAGGGGTCAGTAACAGTAAGGTTAGTTGTGTTTACTGTTGTGGTTGTACCGTTAACAGTAAGGTTGCCAGTAATAGTTACATTGTCACCAAAAGTTGTTTCAGATGTAGAGTGTCCTATTGCAATGGCTATACCAGAAGTTTCTGTAGCAAGCTTTAGCTCTCCTGTAGCATTTTCAATATATGAATTAGTACCATCGTGGTACACCTGCATATCAGAACCTGTACCAAATTTGAACTTGTCACTGTCTGGTACAAGCAGATCACCGTTTGAATCTACTGTTACGGCTTTTGATGCTTCGGACGTACCTAGTGTAGTAATATCTAGGTAGTTTAATTCAGCAGCAGTAGAAGTAACTGTTGTCCCTCCTATGGAAAGAGCGTCTGTTTCAAGAGTGCCATCAAAGTCTCCATCTACGGCATCAATGTTGCCCTTAAAAATTGTAGCACTAACCGTTCCTGTACTTGGATTATATGCAAAATTGCCATCCATTTCCAAACCAACATTGCCTGTGCTTGAGGTTGCCCCCTCGACAAAAGTAATTAGGTTTTCTTCGTTAGTGCTTTCGTTGTCAGTTACTAAAACATGAGCAGAGTTTGTTGCGTTTGTAACTGTTGTTCCTGCAATAACTGTAGCCAAAGCCGTACCATTAACTGTAATTGCATCGGCCTCTAGAGTTCCATCTATGTCTGCATCACCTGATATGTCTAAGGTTGCAGCATCTAGTTCACCCGTAAGGGTTATGTTGCGGAAGCTAGATACATCTTTGTTGCTATCTACCGTAACAGTTTTGCTAGCAACAACAGTTCCTACGGAAGCTCCAGTATCATTGTAATTTAGCTCGGCAGCAGTTGCGGTAACGGCAGTGCTTGCTATAGAAAGAGCATCTGTTTCCAAAGTACCATCTACATCTACATCTCCAGATATGTCTAGTGAACCAAATGAACCAACTCCAGTAGTGGTTATTGAAGAAGATCCATTATCAATGGCTCCAAAACCAGAAGATATTGATCCTGCTCCAAGTGTGCCAACAGAGGTAATCTGAGTCTGCGAAGCATCTACAGAAAGAACACTGCTAGAAGCTGATAATCCCGTTCCAGCAAAAAGAGTAGCGATGTCTGCTATTGCTTCTTTTTTTGTTGTGCTATCCGTAGCATCTACAAAAGGAATAAAGTCTCCATCAGCTATAGCAGCATTACTAATTTCATTAAAATCTAAAGCTATTGTAAGAGTTTGACTGCTTGCTGAGGTGTCAGCTCCACCAGAAACATTACCAAGAACCTTGTAATCTGCTAGGTTTTCTATCTTGGCCTTTGTGACATTGCTGTCTGCAATAAGAGAGGTGGTAATGTTGGCGGCAGCAATCTTAGCTGTAGTTACGTTACTACCTGCAATTTTAGCAGTGGTCACTGCACTTGTTGCAAGCTTGCCAGCACTAATGCCAAGATCCTTTACAATTATTGAACCACTAGAAAGCTGGGTCGTTGAATCATCAACAGCATCAGATGCAAATGTTGCACTATCTACAAGTGCATTAAGATTAGTAGACGTTACTTGATCTCCGTCTGAGTATGTAGTACCTTTACTTAGTATAGCCATTATTCTGCTTTTTGTAAATTTCTAAATGTAATAGCTCCCGCTACCTTTAACGCCCTTAGTCGAGGTCTTCCTTTTGTTGTTGTTAATTTAAACTGTAATCCGTAAGCTCTTTTGTTGCCAAATCTACCCCTTAGTGACACATCCTCGTCTATTGCAAGTTCTTGGCCATTAAGTGAAGAAACACTTCCGAGATCTATTATACCATCAATATTTTCTGTGATTGCTTCAAGATTTGCATCAGATACATTATTTTCTGAAGATTGCAAATGAAGCTCAAAATTGTTCCATTTTTTACGATCTATAGATCTAACATTAAACATTCTGGTAATCGCAGATGCGGATACTAAAATACTACTTGATGAAGCCCCAATAGCTCCAACGTACAGATCTATATCATCTGCTCTTGATTCGTACTTATGAACTCCACCATTTCGATTAATGGCATAAACACCTCTTTGAGAACCAGATCCACCTGCTAGTAAATATGTGTACTCCCAATCTGAGTCATTTATTGAATCTAAAGACTCCCATTGCTTATTAACAAAATTGTAAATTAACAATGCATTGTTTGTGGTGGATTCATCCAGAGGAACGGCAATGTAATACCTGTTATCAAAATAAGCAGAAACAGCCTTATCTGCATGATCCTTGTTTATTCTTGAAATAGTTCCTTGTATTGTTGCAGATAAAGGAACATCTTGTCCTCTAAGATTATACAAATCAACAAAGTCTAGTGCATACACTCCGTTGTCAGATAGGAACATAAGTTTGTTGCCTATCTGCTGTATGCTATTTCTAGCCGAACATCCTATGTCGCTTGTAATAACTTGTGATACACTGCTTTCAAGATCCAAGCTGTTTTTTACTGTATGAATACTATTGCGGTTAAAAACCACTAGCTGATCATCAGAAAAAGAATGAAAACCTACAATAAAATCTGCTTCTCCTGCATTAAATCTAAACTGACCGTAAACTCTGTCATACGTGTTTTGATCTAGTATATCTGAAAACAAAGCCTCATCCAAAATATTTCTATCGGTAATTGTGGCAGATCCAGAAGACCCAGTAATGTCAAACTGATATGGAACAACTAATCTTCGTTGATGATAAACACCAAATTCAGGAGCTGGCATATGAGTAAATCCTAATCCAACAGACTCTGGCTTCATAACACTAGCTGTTTTATTTGTTCCAGTTTTGTCTCCTGAATTAAATGTAAAAGTTGTCGAGTTTGTTATATCTCTAACTCTAAAAGTATCTCCAATACTATAGCCAGAAGTGCCAGCCGTTGTTACTTTAAGAAGATCGCCAACTAATAACGAAGCAGTGCTAGATACTGTAGCTGTACCAATTCCTCCAGAAAAATCAAGATCGGTAATAGAAAGTGGAACAGGTTGATTAAAGTTTCCATTTGAAACTAAAGAAAATGTAGTGGTGCTAATGTCTCCATCCCACTGTAAAGCTATCTGACCCTTACGGAATATAAACAACTTATTAAATGCCTGAATAACACTACTTCCCCTTGGAACCGTTTCTCCAGAAGGATATGTAAGAGTAACTGTTGTTGACCCGCTATCTAAAGTTTTTACCAATACTGTCTTGTTCGTTCCGACAACAGCAATGTAGGATGTTGCATCGTTATTAGGATCTGAAAATTCACAAGATGCTTCTATAAAGTTTGAAGCACTATCTAGCAGTCTCATTCCCTTAACTACCATAGTTCCACCTGGCGTTTCGGCTAAATCAGTTACTGTATAGGTTATTGTATCTGCATCTACAACTGTAGCAATAAAATTACCGTTTGGATCAACACTACCAGAAAACGTCAATCCACTAATATTTACCCCAGTGTTAGTTGTAATGTTGTGAGCTGAATTAAAATTAACTTGGATGGTTGAATTAGTCCTAGAAAATGAAGCAACTCCACCACCAATATTGGTTGAGTCATACAGCTTAAATGGAAGAGCAAGAACAGCAGCAGAAAATGGAGCAGAAAATATTTCCATACCTTTTCGTGGTTGCCACTCTCCGTTTAAATCCATGCGTCCATTATTAGACTCAGCAAGAATTCCAGAAGTTAATTGATCTGGTCTAAATTTATTATTAAACCCAATAAATCCTTGATCTAAATCTTCTACAAGTCGATCATCCTGTGCTCCGTATACATCGTATCTTGCCATTTAGTATTTACCCTTTCTAGATTTAGGACTGCTTTTTTTTCTTCCTCCTTTGCCTGACCACAGCTCAGTACAAGCTAAGTGTTTGGCAGTTCCAGGTTTTGCAGTATCGCACTTATGTCTAGCCCTAAAAGACTTCCTGGCAGCACCTGAATAGTTATGACCATATCCCGAAGCTCCTGCATGAACTAGCTTACGTTTACTGCCACTACAGTACAGCTTCATAATCTTCTTGCCTGAGCGTGTGCTTTTACGCACTTCACCACATCGCATTGACTGTTTAGGACTTTTTGCCACGTTTTACTGCCTTTACTCTTCTTGGTTTACCTGCTGGTTGCCCTAGCTTTTTTTTCTGAGCTATTCTTGATCTTTTCTGGGATGTTGTCATTTCACCAGATGTTACTGGTGTACGGCTGCTCACACGCTTAGAAGGTCTACAGTAGGGCGTACCCCTACTTTCTCCCTTACGGCGACCACAAGGCTTACCAGTGCGTACATCTACCCATTTTTCCTTGAACCAACGTTTAAGAGCAGCACCTTTCTTTGTCTTCCGTACAGACATTATTTGGTTTTTTTGCGCTTACCCCAGTTAGCAGCACCAACCTTACGGCACTTAGCTATCGCCCCACTTGCATATGCAGACGGAAACACCTTGTACCTAGCCTTAACCTTTCTGTAACAAGCGTCTTTAGGCATTAGGCTTTCCAAGATTTTCTAGCTTTAACTTGTGATTTTTTAGAAAGATCTCCGTAATGAAACAATTGCTTAGAAGATTTGGTATGTGTCTTGCCAGAATGAAGTTGCCCATTGGACATCTTGTGAAAACTGCCCTTGTGTTCCGCTCCATCCTTTCGATAGTGTTTCATTCCTTTTCCCATTATCGTACTCTTCTCCTTCCCATGCAGCTTGTGCAGCCACAAGATTTTTTCTTACTTTTTGGCATCAGTAGCTCTTTCTAGTAGATGTTCTTTTACCGCCTTTTTTAGGTTTCCTTCCGTATGTTGCCATTATTTTTTTCCTCTCTTTTTCATAGATTTTCCCATTGGGCATTTTTTACGTGTTGAGTATTTCATAGTTTTGTATTCTATTTAACTTGTGAGCTTCCAAAATAAAATCCTAGTAAAGCAAGCATCCCCTGCCTCACTTCAGGCAATAACACAAAGCCCTCTAGGTGTTTCCATTTGTCTGCTCCGATTCCTAAAAATTTAAATATACCTAACTTCTGTGCTTCAATGGTTACTGGTATGTCAAAGAATGCCATGACGAAGGGAGCAAATACCACTGAAAACAAGATGCACATAGCGATAAGCTTTCTAACCCATGCTCCTCCTTCTCCTGATCGTTCTGCTGCTCTGTCTGCTGAAGCATCCGAAACTTCCTGTTTCTGAATCATGGACTTAATGGCATTGGCTTGGATGTTCATTTGAGCCGAGATTAGTTTCATTACAAATCCCGTGACTCCACCTCCAAGCATTGCCACTAATTCACCACTCATCGCTTTCTTAATTCTACTATTGTTTTATATACCCAAAGTCCCATGTACGCAATGGTACACACCGAAGCGACAATAGACATTACCTCGCTAATTCCTTGAAAAGAAACAGCCAGTATTGATCCTGTCGCTCCTAGTCCAAGCTTGTTCAGCTCGGGGTTCATTACACAAATTGTGAAACGTGAATTACTGAAGCACCTGATACACCCAAAAACTTAGCAGCCTTAGCGGCTCTAGCACTAAGCGTAATAAGTCCCTTTTCCTTCAGAAGAAGATGACCATTAGACGCGGTAGGAGCACTACCATCGAACGTCACGATAACATTGTTATCTTGAACGTCGATCATTACGTATTTAGTATCACTAGCAAATGCAGCAAATGAGACTCCAGATCCTGATGTTGCACAGGATAGATTTTCTCCAGATACCGTTCCATTTGGGCGTGGATATAGGTTTGTTACTAGACTATTCATTATCTTGATTGTTGACTGACATACGTTTTAATACGATGTCCTACGG